ATAGTAAGTTGCTCCACTTTCTAGTTTTGTTTTAGTTAACACGTTTTACCTTCTTCCAAATAATTTTTTATAATTGCTTCTTTCTGCTTGCTCTTGCTGATAATTAATATGATGAGTATAAGGAGTTGCCGTCCCTGTGAATGGAACTGGATTGGAATACTGATCCAAGTTACGTATCATATATATCAAGGCAGCCAGTGCATCAAAGTGACCATAGAGATCCGATATATCGAATTGCGTTCTTTGTTTGTTCCATATTGCACTTGTAAGACATCCAATCAGTTCCCTGCATATACTAGCCACTCTTAACCGTCCCTGTGATATAAACACTCTAACTTCATTGACCATTGCCATCAATGTATCCTTATTGGTTGGTGCAAAGTGGACAGCATGCATCAATGACATATCCTGTAATAGTATCACATTATTATTGTCTGCAATTCTCTTTGGTTCAACCATTCCATCAAAAAGTATTTCTTCTTTATACTGGATAGTCTTAGCAATCAAATCTGTTGTTGTATCCTGTCCTGTAAAGACCGACTCATCTACTATCTGTAATGCACTCTTTCTGAAATCATAATAGCCATAGAGAACCGCCGTTTTATGTCGTCCGCCTATGTCCATGACTGTATAATTGTGGTAGTACATCCTCCACGCATCCAGTTCTAATTCTCCGATGTAACTCTCATTCCATTCAGGTATAACAACAATCTGTTCATCCACTACAAACTGGCATAAGTATTCCCTCTTCCATGTGGTCGAATTTACTCCCCCTGCTTCTTGACAATATTCCTCTATAGTTTCCTGATCTATGCTTGTGTTGTCGTAGATAGTAAAGAGAGAATAGAATCTTCCTAACTGTGCTTCTGTGCAAAGTCTATTATAATAATGGGCTGGAGTTCTAGGAGGTGTACTACTTACAATCGTTCTTCCTCCTGTAGTCAAAGTCTGTGGCATGAGAATATCTTTGAGAACATATTCCAAGTCATCAATAAAACCTGCCTCATCTATAAGATTCAAATCTGATTCATGCCCTCTTAGATTCTCCGAGTTTCCATTGTCACACCCTGCTATGTGTATCTCACTACCATTTTGAAATACATACTTGTTGTCCTGACTCTTGAAGTCTGGCTTCAGTTCTTCTGGACAATCGGAAAGGATCTTTACCATAATAGGTTGTATGATTTCTTTTAACTGTTTACTTGTCGGTGCTGCAAATCTCACATGAACTTTACTTTTCAAAGCATGCTCGATAGCTATAAGACATAATGTGTAAGACTTGCCAAAACGCCTGGAACAGTTGACCACATGTTTTTTATTATTGCCTTTAGTGATCTGGTTATATAAATCTATTTGATGATCTTTGAGTTTGTAGTACAGGTTTCCTAATTTCCATCTTTCCTCAATTAGTTTTACTAATACTGCTCTTTTTTCTAAAGTCAAATTCATCCGTTGTTATTATCCATCTCAGATTTTAACTTATTGATAATCTTCCTTGATTCCTCTTGAGTAAGATCCGACTGGAATGTGTTCTTGTTTTCTGCCAATAGCTTGTCTGGTATCTTACCAAAACTAGAATCCATTAATTCTTTGAAAGCTTGGACATCTCCCTTTCTGGCTTTCTGAATTAATGCTAGTGTTATAATGTCGTATTGAGTAAGCTTTTCACTTTCTCCCGTGATGGGGTTTTTCATGGACTCTGTGGCTTCTAGCCATTCTCGGACTATTGTGGATCTGTTTCTGACACCTTTTGGTCTGCCGTTTTTTTGACCATAATAACCAGCCTCTAATGTTCCACCTCTGGCAGTTTTAATTGATTTTTTATTGATTTTCTCGCTCATTGGTGCGTATCGGTCAGACTCACACTGCCTTCTCCTCATGGATTTGAGTTGCATCATTATCAATGCTTAATACGCTTTTAGGTTTTCTATCTTCAATACTTATACTTTTACCTTTGTACATACCTGCCTTCATTTCGTCAATCTTAGAAAAAGGTAATATTGGAACTGTTATTTTGCAAGTTTTATCTATTAGGTATATGTAGCGAAGTTGAAAGCCTATTAAAGGCTCATATGTTTTACCTATTGCTTCAAAATATTTTTTAGTGCTATATGATCCATTTGTAAGTTGAAGCAAATTTGATGCTTTAAAATTTTTATCTCCACCCTCTCCTTTGAAATTTACTTGGTTCAATGAGTGCTTATGAACTATTTTGCCATCGCTAGTTTTTATTAATTGGTTATTTTTTTTAATTGCAGTAAGATTGAACCCACTAGCTCTATATATAGTTCCGTCTCCACATTGAGTTCCATCTGCGAAACTTAAAATCCATTTTATATGTGGAGCATTTTTTTTTAATAATTTAATCGATATTGATAAGCATCTACTTTCTGAATTCTTAGGTAACCAATCGTCAAAAGCCATTCTATTTAATTCTAACATTTCATTCCATTTTGTATCTTTAACTAAAGGCAATATTTTTCTTTTATCTAATGGATTTCCAAAACTTAAAACTCCGTGCAATTTGTTATCAAGAAAACAACCAAAATGAACACCATTTCCACCAATAACTACTTTCTCACTATAATGATATTTTTTTATAAACTCATTTGCAATCTTTGCAGGTATAATTTTTACTATAATATCTTTTACTTTAGACATTTAGTTACCAATAAATAAAGAGCATTTCCATTTGAATTTTCATTTCCAAAAGTTTCCACATACTTATATTCTTCTGTTTGTTTAATATCTGATATTGCATTTTGAATAAATGTAGCCTGCTCATCTGCTAATGTAAAAGTCATTTGTTGAAATGGTGCTTTGTCCCCATCTGGCAAACTAAATTCATCACCCATTTTATTTTCATCTACATTAAACCCAGGTATATCTAAACCCCAGTCTTGTAGTTCATCCGAATCCCACTCATTTGCAAGCATAGCCCAATCCCATTCCCCAAAACCTACATTGTCTTTGATGATAAATTCTCTCTGTTGTTCTGGTGTAAGATCACTTGCCTTGATGATAGGTATCTCTTTCAATCCTGCCTCTTTACATGCTTTAAGTCTCATGTTACCACCTAAGACTACCATCTCATCATTTATTACGATCGGTCGTATTTCAAGCATTTTAGGAAAGTCTATGATAGATTGAACTAGCTTTTTAAATTTATCGTCTTTGATAATTCTGGGATTGTTCGGATTGCTTTTAATGTCTTTGATTGAAATACGTATTGCATTCATACAATCTTACTCACTGGCTTACTCGACCACATACGACAAGACCAATACTTAGGAGTTGTCTTATCCTTAGCATCTTCGCAATTATGCCTAGCTCTAAAACTGGCTTTCCTCTCTGGATCATCTCTCTTAATAGATAGATTAGGATCCCCAAAAGTAACTTTAATAATTTTTCCTGTTTGCTTGCTCTTAACATATACTCCAAATTTCTTTCCTGATCCAGAAGGCAGTCTAAAAGGTTTATTGAGTATCTTGTCCATTTACTTGTCCACTTCGCAATTATATTTAAATCTTAAATCATTATAGGCAATTTGTAATTGTTCTTCATTTTCAAAATAAATTTTTATCATAAAATTATGATTTTTAACAATTTTATTATTATTATTTTTATCTATCTTTATTATATTATCCATCTCGTTTATCCCTATTTATAATATTTTTATAAATTACTAATAATTTTTCTAGCTCTTCTATTATACTTTCTGCCGTATCGGTTGGTTTAGCATGTATTTTTACAGATCCACCATAATCTAATACAACTACATTGACTGGAGATTGCCAAGGATCTCTGAATCCTACAGAATATATATAATGCAATTGCCAAGGATCATTTACCATAAAAACATTCTCATCTCCTCCTGTGCTAGAATATATCATCCATCCCTCCTCCTCATTCCCTGTGCTACTCGAATATTACTAACTTGATCCTCTAATAACTTCACTCTCTCTTTCAAATCTTCTAAATTAATATCGCTTTGCAACTGCTTAGGATGTCGTATTGCATTTAAGTACAAATATGCTGATACAATCTCGGAGGAAATTATGACTAAAGCAATAGACAACCAAAGCATGATTAATTTGTACCACTCTGTTTATTTTTGTCAAGTAATAATTTAATGGCTACTTTAGTAGGACGCTCTACGATCATTCCAACTTCACTCATTCCATTCTTTTTTAGCCATTTAATCGCTCTAATATTATTGCTGTACAAATAACACAAAAAGCCATCATCATGCTCTCTTTCTAAGTATTCCCAAAATAGTCTCAAATTCTCTTCGCTTCTTTTTTCTGGATGTACTCCAAAACTATATAATACATTGTCACCATGTGCCTTCAACCATACTGCAAAATATTTCCTATCCTCATCGACAAAGATATAGCTACTTGGATACTCTCTTAAACATTTATTTATTCTTAATATTATTTGTTGCGATATGTCCTGCATATATCCAAGATAATCCATATCACAAAATTTCTTAATATCTTTATCTAAATCAAATATATCTCTTATCAATTCCCTATGATTCTTTTGCATTACTCATTATCCATTTTCTAATTTATCTCTTAGTGCTCTACAATATATAATTAATTCTTTAAAATCATAAGGAGTAAATAAATTTATAAATTCTTTATTTATAAAAGAATCAATCCTATTATCATACTCTAAAATAAATTTTACATTTGATTGCATTGTATTATAGCATTCATCAATTTTATTAATTAAATCTATAAGCTCTTTATCCATTTTTTATTATATCTCTTAAAGCTCTAATGCTATATAATAATTCTGCACAATCCGTAGGAATATATTTTATCATTTCTGGATAATGTCCTTCTATTAAATCTTCTAATCTATCTTCTGTGGTTCGATCCAAAAACCATATAAAATCACGATGAAGAGATCCCATAAATTGATCTATATCATTTATTAAATCAATTAATTCCCTATGATTCTTTTGCATGATTTTCCATAATCAAATCAATAATCTTTGCACTATATCCGGATACGCCATAACTATCCTTACTTATTCTCATAAAATGATCTGTCGTTAATCTCAATATTTTATATCCACTCAAAGTAATTAAATTATATTTCTCGATGTCGTTTTTATATCCTGTCCCTCTTTGATGTCTTCCGTTTATCCATTGTCCGCCTTCTATCTCAATTACAACATTATAATCAGGGAGGTAAAAATCACATGCAAATCTCCTATCCTTAAAAGGCTTAAATTGTCTTACGAATTTAATATTTTTAAATACCAACCATTGAGCGAAAGGATCCTCTAATTGAGTTCTTTTTCTTGGTAGTATTGGATTATTACTACTCATGTAAGGCATTAAAACTCAACCTCTTCCTCAATTCCAAAGTTGGCATCATTGGGATTACTAATCTTTTTAACTAATCTCTCAAAGTTATTCGCAATACATGTTGTCTTGTATTGTTTCTTCCCATCGGATCCATCCCATGACTCAATATCAAGTTTACCACTTACTTGCACCCTGTCACCTTTCTTCAGATCCTGCATTAACTGTGCTGTTTTTTCCCATGCCTTGACACGCACGAACATTGATTCATTTGGTTTTTTGTAAACGCCAATATCAAATTGCACAAAGTCTTTACCGTTGATCTGCTTATGCTCTACGTCTTTGGTAAGATTGCCTACTAATATTAATAAATTTCTCAAATCATGTCTCCATTATCTCTGCTTTCTATTATTGCTTTATAGCTTTCTTCTAACTTATGGTCTAATGCTCTTAAAAATATTTTATTGTAAAATAAAGTTTTTTGAAGTTTGCCATAATTTTCTTTATTTCTATGTTTTGCACCTTTTATATCGTTATCTTTTATACTAAAATTTTTTAAATTATTAATGAAATATTTAGTATCCTCAAAAGTTTCTTCCAAATCATATAAAATATAATGTAGTTCATTAACCATTTTCTAACATTCTATGGAATTCATTATCCATATTCATAATCTCCCTTCTTCTATTGTTTCTATATCATTAACAAACTCAAATCCATGAGAATAATATCCATTATGGTAATTATATATAGTGAGATATGCTTCTTCTCCGTCTTTTACTAACCTAAAACATTTCGCTCCACCATTTTCATAATATTCTGGATATGGCAAATCTTTAATAAAATTTTTATCAAAGTTATACCCCTCTAAATAAGATTCTTTTATATCAGAATATAATGCATCCATATCTTCAGGGATAAACATAGTAAAGGCATAACCAAATCTCTCGCAACATTTACCTTCCTTATCAAATCCAACGAATACATTGTTGTCATCCACAAAATTAGTTTTACCATTTACATTAAATATTCTCATGTTACGTTTAAATCCATCCTTATAATTTCTTTTTTAAGTTTATTTATAAAATCTATATCACCCATCATCAACCTTCTTTTCCAAGTTTTCTATTTCTCTACCCAAATACCAAATAGCCTTCTTTAAATCCTCAATAGTGCCCTCGATAGTTGGATGCTTAATTCCAGCCCTTAGGATATACTTTACGACATTCCCCAAATTAAAGCCAAGTCCGTAATACTCGATAACCTTGATTGGCTCATGTGGGTTTTCCTTGCCGCCGTAATGGTCATTCATCTTCGTTAATCACGCATATAAAATAATAAATAGCCATAATTCCAATCGTGGCAGTTGTGCAATATGCAAGATATGCAATCAATGTTTCTGTAGTCATTCTTCCCTTTCCTCAAACATGCTTACCCTAATATCCTGATCGGCTAAATGTTTTTTTAATGCTTTTTTAAACTTCAAATAATCGTCATACTTGCAAGTAAGATTAATGTAGGACATGGCACATGACGCCATTTCTCGAAGTTCATTAATATCAAGATCCTTCATTATCATATCCCCATAAAGTATTTTATAATGATGATTAAATTCATCTTGTGTCATAATATCCTACCTATGATTAATCCAGCTAAAAAACCAAAGATAGTAAAGCCTACAATCATTATTGCTTTACTTTGCATCTCGGTATCATGCTTATTTATTAATCTCATATATCTTAATTCTCTATCTATTTTGTCTTTTGATTGTTGTATCTCTTCAGGGCTCATCGTTGTATATTATCTTCCATAGTTTAGATTTTGATGTAAAATTCATTTT